CTAGAGCTCCAAGATTAAAAGAGTTGTGGTGGCAAAATTATCATAGATTGTTAGTGTGGATGTCTGTAGGTGCAGATGTAGAAAATGGATTATGGTCAATATACGGAGCAAGAATGGGCTGTCATAAAGTTGTTTGTACTGACTGGGATATAAATCAAGTAAGAGATTTTGAATATCTTTTATCTGAATGGCACCCAAACAAAATGGGAAGAGGAGATAATTTAAGAAAAAGTGGGCCTAAACATTCTAAGTTAAATGAAGTAGAATTAATGGCTGAAATAATAAAATTAGGACACGAAATTAGAAATAGAGAAGAAATAGATTTACCTGTATTACCTTTGTCTACAGAACAAAGTAAGTTTTTTAAATCTGTTTATATGAATAGTCCAAGAATTTTTAAAAAAAGGAAACTATAATGTATGATATTGTTTTTATAAGCTATAAAGAAGTTAATGCTGACAAGCACTTTAATGAATTATATAAAAGATTTCCTATAGTTCAACGGGTAGATGGTGTACAAGGAATTCATAAAGCACATAAAACAGCCGCAAGTAAATGTTTGACAAAAATGTTTTGGGTCGTTGATGGTGATGCTAAAGTATTAGATGATTTTAATTTTGATTTTATGCCTGAAAAAAGAAATGAAAATGTAGTACACGTCTGGAGAAGTAAAAATCCAATTAATAATTTAGAATATGGGTACGGTGGTGTAAAACTTTTACCTCGTAGATTAACATTAGAAATGAAAGAAGATACTACAGATATGACAACTAGTATTAGTAACAGATTTAGAGCAATGGAACAAGTTTCTAATATTAGCGTATTCAATACAAATGCGTTTAATACTTTTAAATCGGCATTTAGAGAGTGTGTAAAATTAAGTAGTAAAGTAATTGATAGAGGTGATGATAAAGAAACAGATAGTAGATTAAATGTATGGTGCACTGTAGGTAAAGATAAACTTTATGGTGAATATGCAATTAAAGGAGCGTTAGCAGGAAAAGAATACGGATCTGAAAGTAAAGATTTACCAAGTAAATTAAAATTAATTAATAATTTTACGTGGTTAGAAGAATATTACAAATATAAAATGAAGGATAGTGTTTGTGGATTATCAAAATAATATACCATTTAATGATATAGTCAAATTCGGACAAAGAACTATGTTGGAACAAAACGTGTTCTCCGTTAGTTGGATACTTGGAAGATTTTGTAATTATGATTGTAGCTATTGTTGGCCTTATGCTAAAAGTAAAGTTTTAGATCATAGACCTTTAGAACAATATCAAAATACTATGAAAGAAATTAAAAGACAAGCAGAAGAAAATGGATTTAGTAAATTTCATTTTAGTTTTAGTGGGGGAGAACCAACAACATATAAAGGTTTAATAGAATTATTAGAATATTATGCAGATCCTACTAGCGAATATCTTAGTGTTCATATGACTAGTAATTGTAGTCCAGGTCTTAAATGGTGGAGTCGTTGGTTAGATGCAACTTATCCATTGGATCGTAGAGGTATTACAGCAAGTTACCATGCAGAATTTTCTAATGAAGAAGAATTTGGAAATAAACTTAAATTTTTACAAGAACAAGGTGTATTAATAACAATTAATCAAGTTATGGTGCCTGATAGATGGGATGAGTATTTTGATAGATGTAAAAGATTTAGAGATAAAGGATTACACGTTACTCTTAAACCCCAAAGTGACACTACAGCAAGTTTTATTGTACAAGGATATACAAAAGAACAAGTTAATATATTACAAAATGAAATGAACCATGAAGCAAAACAATTAATATTGTTTGATAATTTAGGAAAACAATATGAAATAGACCAAGCAGAAAGACTTAATGCATTTGGATTTAATAAATTTAAAGGTTGGAGTTGTAGTGCTGGATATCAAAGTTGTATTATAAGAGAACCGGGAGGAGAAATTAAAAGAGGCTACAGTTGTCATGACGAGCCATTAGGAACAATAGAAGGTGGTTTTAAATTATTTGATAAGCCTAAAGTTTGTATTACACCAACGTGTGTAAGTTCGGCTGATTCTAAAATACCAAAGGAAAAAAATGAAACTAGACAATTATAAGTGTATAGTGACAAAGGGTAAAAAGGAAGTGGTGTGGCATTATAGTCTACCATATAAAATGATATTAGAAGAAGTTGATGAACACTACAAAGAAGGTGCTGATGCAGTAGAATTAGAAATGATTACGCAACAAGAGTTTGATGATCTTTTACCAAAGGAAGAAGATGTATAATTATACAGAAATAAAAGATGTGCATTTAGAAATTACTAGCAAATGTCAAGCTAGATGTCCTATGTGTCCTAGAAGAATAGGTGGAGGTCCTTTAAATCCATTGATACATCTTGTAGAAATTAATTTAGATACATTTAAAAAATGGTTTCCTACAGAATTTTTAATTCAATTAGATAGTTTATTCATGTGTGGTAATTTAGGAGATCCTATAATTGCTCAAGATACTTTAGAAATTTATCAGTATATTAGAACTGTTAATCCAAAAATTAGATTAGCTATGCATACAAACGGTAGTGCTAGAGATACAGATTGGTGGGAGGCGTTAGCTAAAGAAAAAGTAAAAATAACTTTTGGTATAGACGGTTTGGTAGATACTCATCATCTTTATCGTGTTTCTACTAATTGGGAAAAAATAATTACAAATGCTAAAGCATTTATTAAAGCAGGTGGTTTTGCAAAATGGCATATGTTAGTTTTTAAACATAATGAACACCAAGTAGAAGAATGTCAAACAATGAGTAGGGAATTAGGTTTTAAATCTTTTAGTTATAAACACACATCAAGATTTAAAAGTGATAAATTTCATGTTATAGATGAAATGGGAAGAACAACACACATATTAGAACCAAGTAAAAAGAGTTTTGAAATGATAGATAAAATAAAAGAAGCAAAAATAACTCCTTGTGCAATAGATTGTAAAGCTAAAAAATATAGTCAAATATATATTTCTGCAGATGGTACTGTTAGTCCTTGTTGTTGGTTAGACTTGCGATGGACAATACCTACATCAGATGCAAGAGTAGATTATATGGATCAAATAGGAGAATTTGTTAACTTACACAATAAATCTTTAAAAGAAATTTTTGATTCACAGTTTTTTAGAAAAATAGAAGCTACATGGACAGATAAACCTTTAATGGAATGTTCAAAACAATGTGGAAAATTTGATAGATTAGGAGAACAATTTGAAACTCAATATTAAAGATGTAATGTACTGGATGGATGCTATTAGGGGATCCGATGACAAGTATAAAACATTAGAAAGTTTTTGGAAAGGACAAATATCTAGTAAAGTTTGGTTAACTGAACAACTTAATGAAATAGTTAGACCTGCTAATGCAAATGTTCTTATATGCGGAGGATGGTATGGTGTAATGGCTACATTATTATTTAATAGCAATATTAAAGTTAATAATATTAGAAGTATAGATATTGATCCAGGGTGTAAACCAATCGCACTTAATATGAATAAACATTATGAAATTAATGGAAAATTTAAAGCAGATACTTGTGATATGTTAGACTTTAAAAATTATAAAGATTATGATATTATTATTAATACAGTGTGCGAGCATATGTCTTGGGATCAATATTATAAATGGTTAGAGAATATACCTGAAGATAAATTAATAATTTTACAAAGTAACAATTTTATAGAACATAAAGAACATATTAGTTGTGTGCTTTCTGAAGAAGCTTTTAAAAAGAAATGTGAATTAACAAATATTTTGTATTCAGGTACATTAGAGTTACCTAAGTATGAAAGATATATGGTGATAGGAAAAAAGAAAAGAATTTACAGATTTAATTGCAAGGAGTTGGGACAAGTATGGCGTACAAATTTGAAGCATTAACAAAAGAGAAATCTAAAATTGTGTTTATTTGTTTAGACACTATGTATAAGATCCAAAGAACTTGGACTAAAGAGTTAATTAAAAATATTGCAGATTATCAAGTGCAAAATATTACTAGTAGTGGTTATGATTTATTAACTGCGGTAACAGAAGAAAATGGTTTAAAACAATGTGAAAAAGATTATACTCACGCAGTAGTTTATACAGTAGATACAGAATTTGAGGGAGATAAATTTTTCACATATTTAGAAGAATTAGTTAAAACAGATTTCTTTATAGCAGGACATATATTAGATAGAAAAGAAGGATACTATGAACTTCATGAACAATGTTATGTTATCAATTTAAAAAAATGGGTTGAATATGATTATCCAGATATGGGTGCAGAAGTAGAAAACGAAAAACACTTAAAAGCTGTGCCTATTAGAAGTGAAGAAAATTATCATGATAATCATACACCACTTTGGATTAAACCTGGTAATGAAATGATAGAGTATAAGGATAAATGGCATGGTTGGAATATACTTAATATTGCTTTAGATAATGATGAGGATATAGTAATATTTGATCAGAAAATAAGAGATAGTAAAAAATGTTATTATGCTGAATATGATTCAGACTTTCAAGAAAATAGTCAAAGCATATATCAAAAATATAATTTTGCCGCGAACAGACTTTATTATCCTACTAATACAAAAAAATTACAAGATGTTAATATAAAAGGACCTATTTCACAATTAATTGTTCCTGCCAGTGGATTTAATTGGTTGTTATATTTAGACAAGTACGGACATGATGAAAATACAGAAGTTATATTTTATGATTATAATCCTAATGCATTATGGTATATGAAAGAAACAATTAATAAATTTAATGGGCATGATTATCATAAATTCTTAAAAGGTCTTATAAAAGATAAAGCACCTGATTGGTTTCAAAGTAAACAAGAAATTATTACTAATTTTAGCAAAGTTGCTAAATTGTGGCATTTAAAAGATGATATAAAAATGCAATTTGTTCAATGCGATTTATTAAATGAATTTAATATAGATATTAATAATGATGAAAATACAATTTTTAATATTAGTAATATTTTTTCTTATGTTTCTACAGTAGCTTTTATTACTGTTAAACAAAGATTAGAAAAAGAAAACAAATTATTGCGTATATTAAAAGAGAAAAGTCCTAAAATACAATTAGTAGTTTCAGTTCATGCTTGGAGTGGCTTGTCAGAATACAAACGACACACAGGCCCAGCAGAAAAATTTGACGAAATGGATCTTGAAGATTTAAAAGCTCCGCTATGGAGATTTGGGGAAGATTGGAAAAATTTAAATGAAAAATAAAAGTTGTACGTTTTGTATGCATCCATTTACTGGTCTTGCTACTAGAGAAGATGGCGCAATTAAGATATGTTGTAGAAGTCTTCCTATTGGTAATATTAAAAATGAAAGTTTAGAATTTGCTTGGAATAGTGAAAAAATGCGAGAAGTAAGACGGCAAGTATTAAATGGAGAACGTCCTGATGTTTGTGCACCTTGTTTTGATTTAGAAGATCAAGGAGTACAAAGTTTAAGACAAAGACATATTGCAGATAATATACCGGAATCAAGAGTTAACCTTTATCCTAATGCACTTGATAGTCTTTCTAAAGATATGACAATGCCATTTGAACTTCCTACGATGGAAATTAAAATTAATAATTTATGTAATTTAAAATGTCGTATGTGTAATCCATTAGATAGTACACAATGGAAAGATTGGAATAGCATTGTAGAACATTATAAAAAAGAAGACAACTATCTTGTTAAAGCAGTAGAAGATTTAGGACTTACAAAAGCACCATATGTTGGATTGTTTGACGATAAAAAAGAATGGTGGGATAGCTTAAGAAAACTATTACCTCATTTTAAAAGAGTAGAATTTGCAGGAGGCGAGCCTTTGATGGACCCTCAACATTATAAAATTTTAGATCTTCTCAGTGAGAATGGGAAAAATATAGAAATAAAATATGCAACAAATGGTACAGTGTTAGGAATAAAAGGAAGATGGATTAAAGACTATTGGCCCAAATTTAAAAGTGTAGCTGTTAATGTTAGTATTGATGGGATAGATGAAGTATATGAATATGTTAGATCCAATGGAAAGTTTCAAGATGTTGTAGATAATGTTAGAATAATGAAAAATATACCTACAGTAAGTAGAATTGTAGGAGCATTTACAGTACAATCTAATAATATAATGCAAATAGACAAGGTAATAGACTATTTTTTAAACAAATTAGAAATTGTATTTTATAGTCATAGGGTACAATATCCTAGAGCCTTGAGTGCCCAAGTATTACCAAAGGAATTAAAAGATAAAGTTATAGCAAAATTAGAATTAATGAAGGACAAAGTTAAAGAATATAGGTTAGTTAAGGAACATCCAATATTAGAAAAAATTACATTACAACAAATTCAGGATAATATTAATTTTCTTAAAGCAAGAGATCTAAACAAGTATTGGAAAGATTGTGTAGATTTTAATCATAAGTTAGATAAAACAAGAAATCAAGGTCCTTTTGAAAAAATTATTCCGGAGTTTGCTCCATATGTATAGAGTAGAACATTTATATGAAGATGTACGACAAAGTACTAAAATAGAATGGAACATAGGTAAAAGATGTAACTATGATTGCAGTTATTGTCCTGCAGAAATTCATGATAATTTTAGTGAACATACTGATATTGAAATACTTAAAAATACTGTAGATATTATTTCTAAAATGAATAAACCTAGAATAAGTTTTACAGGAGGTGAACCTTGTGTGCATCCAAAATTTACAGAACTTTTAGAATATGCAAAACCAAAAGTTACATGGATAAATGTAACCACTAACGGTACCAGAACAGCCGAGTATTACCAAAATCTTTTGGACAATTATCTTAACCATATTGTGTTTAGTTTACACTTCGAATATGACTGGAATAAAGTTGTAGAAACAATAATAAGGGCAGTTAACAGCTCAGTTAATAAGAATGCTCTTGTACACGTAATGATGCTTCCAGGCTCGTTAAATGACGTGCAAGACGCTTGTAGACGCCTTTTAAATGGTAATATAAAGTATAGTTTGCGTCCAATTCGGTGGACCAAAAAGCATGATGATTTTGAAGATATGAATCGGTATAGCGAAGAAGAAATAAAGTTTTTGAAAATCCAAAATCATAATCCACCACATAATACTTTGGTAGACAAATCCAAAACTTGTAATGTAAATGATATGTTAATTTTGAAAACTAATAAATTTAAAGGATGGCTTTGTAATGCAGGTTTAGAAAGTTTAATGATTAATTGGGATGGTGATGTACATAGAGCAACTTGTAGAGTAGGAGGAAGTATAGGTAACATTTATAATGGTACGTTTGAAATTCCAAAAGATCCTATTGTGTGTACAAGAGAATGGTGTACGTGTGCCGCGGATATAAATTTAACAAAAATAAAAAATGAAAATACACAAAATAACTTATAAATTTCCTGAATTAAACAATGTTTTACAAATTGAATGGACTTTAGGTAATACTTGCAATTATAATTGTTCATATTGTTTACCTATATTACATGATAATTCTTTTCCTTGGATTAATTTAGAAAAAAGTAAAAAATTTATAGACAAATTACATAATCATTATACTGATATGGGTATTACACATTTTATTTGGAAGTTTGGTGGAGGTGAACCTACTCTTTATAAAGATTTTGCAAAACTATGTGAATATATTAATCAAAAAGAAAATAATTTAATAATACCTATGACAAATGGTAGTAGAAAAATGGATTGGTGGAAAGATAATTATAAAAATTTTTTTGCAGTGCATTTTAGTATTCATCCAGAATTTACAAAACCAGAACATATTAGAGATGTATGTGACTTTTTAATAGAAAATAAAGTAGATAATATTTGTCATATAATGATGAAACCCGATGAATGGTCTAAATGTATGGATATAATAGATGTATTAAAAAATAGCAACAGAACTGAATGGGGGATTCAAGCTAAACCATTACATCAAGTTTGGGACACCGATACTGTAAGTGAAAGAGACTTATATCCTTATACAGAAGAACAAAAACAGATATTTAAAGGTACAATTAGAGCTCAAGAAAGAGTTAATGAAAAAATAGATACTAGATTTAATAGAGATATGTATATGGTAGAAGATGATCAAACATATGACTTTGATCCATATTGGACAGTAGCAAATGATATTGTTGATTGGCGTGGTTATACTTGTAATGCTGGTATAAACAGAATTTATATTAATTATGACAAAAGAATGTATTTAGGAGCAGGTTGCAGAGTTTTATCTGAAGGTTTTACAGGTAAAAAATATGATGAAGATTTTAATTTTCCAACAACTAGTGTTATTTGTAATCAAGAAAGGTGTGTATGTATAGCGGACATTCAGGTGCCAAAAACAAAATAGGTTTCTTCGGAGACAGTTTTATTGCTCACCCTCTTAAAGATAATTGGATGGGTCGAATGGCAGATTCATTAGATGCAGAAATTGTAAATACAGGAATTAGTGGTTCAAGTTATTGGACTGCCGTTATGCATTTTACAAAAAACTTTCATAAATTTAAAGATTTAGATTATTGTGTATTTGCTTGGACTGATCCTTTTAGAATATATCATTCAAAAGGAGATTTTAGTCCACCTAGTGCTTATCAAGGTTCTAGTAAAAGACATAAAGCCGCTCAAATGTTTTTTGAAGAATTAGTAGAATGGAATAAAGAAAGATTAAATTTTCAGGCTGTTGCTTATTGGTTAGACAATGAATACTTGTCTAAAATGAAAGGTAAAATTTTACACTTATGGAGTTTTGGAGATACTAGAGTAGAACCTTGGAGTGACGCAGAACTAGATCAAATTAAGTATTTGCATACTTGGAAACACGGAATAGAAATAAGAAAACCTTTGTATTATATTAGTTGTAGAACAGATCCAAAAAGAGCTTGGTGCGAAGAAAATTTAAGATTTTTACAAAGTATATTTGCTTTTAGAGTTAATCATATGGGACCAGATGGTGACAATGAAGTTTTTAATCTTATAAAAGATGTGATAACTCGGGAAAAGTGGATTTAGCAGATAATTTTCTTATACCATCTAGTTTAGTAACGTATTCTTTAAATCCTGGAAGTAGATGACTATTATCTTTTTCATCCATATGATCCATTACAGCCTCCCAACGTTTCCAGCCATAAGGATTGTGTTTCCAATATTCATCATCTTGTCTGTAGTTTTTCCATAACCATTCTTTAAATTCTGTATAACGTTCACGAACTTCTTGTTTATCCTCTTTAGGTAATATTTGAATACTTAAAAATGTAGGTATGTAAAGCAAGTGCATATTAACTAATCCACCTCCCATTTGTGTACCGCCGGGTACAGTTCCTAAATTAAGTTTTTTAAATTTAGATTCTACTTTCCATTTCATAAAGTCTGGCAAGTGTTTTACATTAAAAATTTGTATAGCAGTTGCTAAACTTGTTTGTATATTGTCGGGAGTGTTGTCTAACATACGAAGATTCTTTTCTACGGTATCCCAGTTAGTTGGAAAACGTATATATTCATCTCGTTCATGACAAGCGTCCATGCTAATTGCAAATTTAACTTTCTTAAACTTGCTCCATAACTCAATTAAATCTTCGTCTACTAATATACCATTTGAATTATATCTTAATAAGATTTTATCTTGATATCCTTGTCGTACAATTTCTTCAATAAATGTTTTATGTTCTCTAATCATTAAAGGTTCACCACCAGCAAAATAAACTTGTTTTAAATTAGGAATTTGTTTATTCATTTCTGCCCAAAATGTATCTTTTTCGTGCCACTTGTTATTAAATTCTTGTTTACCCCAAGACATTTGTTTTCTAACTGTAGGTATTGTTAGTTGAGGCATAAGTCGTTGCCAATCTGCAACCCATTTAGAACTGTCATGAGGAGAACACATAACACACTTAATATTACAAGTATGGCCTAATCTTAAATCTAAATATCTTAATGTTTCAGGTACAGTTCCATCTTCTTGTGTTTGTTTTATTAATTCAGGATTATCTCTACCATTTTTGTGCCACTTACCCGTTTCCCAAATACGTTTACTAACTACTCCTACTTTTTCTTCATTGAAACATTTAGTACAACTAGCAGGTATTTTTCCAGCTAACATAGTTTTACGAACTGACTTCATATATTCATTGTTCCAAGCACTCATTGGTGTATCTTTTCCAAAGTTTGCTGGTGTGCCATCTTCTTTTTTAACAAGACCTACTTTGTGATCTTTTCCTGCTCCACTGGCGTTTGCACTACAACATAAACGCATATCTCCATTAGGGCGTGTAGCAAAGTGAATCCAAGGCAATACACAAAAAGTACAAGAACCACTA